GGTGTCCCCAAACATACTTGGCGTTGTGCGACCTGACAATACGTTCGAGTTCACTAGCCATAACTATGGTCAGGGCGACCGAGGCATCTTGTCTACCTATGGGCATGGTGAGTTATCTACTAACTCACGCATGGGTGGGATGATATGGACAGGAAGACTTCATGGCAATGGGACTCGGGGTGCGTATCCGATCTACAAAGGCATGCGTGTCAACTGTGAAAGTATGCAACCAACCAAGCCAATCACAGTCATTGGTAGGAAGGTTGATCGCAAGGTGGGCAAAGACTTACTGGCTGGTTACTCAGACTTCTACATGACGACTGAGGTTATGACCAAGGCAATGGACTACGAGGTGTTTGTCAAGACGATGGTCGAGGTAGTGAATGAGCATGTACCTAATGGTGATTTCTATCTAGACCATAAAGATTACACGTCGGTAGCAGATAAATTGATTGACACCGCACCGCTTGATTCGGCAATGCTCTACATCTTTGCGTGGGACATTGGCAATATGCGTTGGAACTTGCGGAGGTTTACTGACTCACAGTTTGGAAGGTATAGCGCACATGAGGACACACCGCACACGATGTTCTTGAATCTCAAACGCAGACTGAACAAGGAGATATACAAAGCAAACGAGAAAGTGTTCAAGAAGGTTGAGTATGTTAATGGAGAGATGTATCCGCCTAGCGAGTGGGGCTACACAGTCATGGTTGATGGACAGGAGGTAAAGCAATATGACTAATACGATTCGAGTGGAGGTGAAAGATGTATATGGGACATTGAAGTACTACCCCCTATGCGAGAAGGCACAACTGTTTGCAGACATAGCAGGGACTAAGACTCTCACGCTACACGCAATCAAAAAGATCGAGGCGTTGGGATACTCAATCAACGCAACGGCACGGGCAATAAACTTTTAAGGAGAGAGATATGACATACACATTTAGCAGATATTTTCTTGATGGGTTTGGTTCTGAGGATGAACTGAACGCGTTGCTTGCTTCAGATGTACTCCCACTGGTGCGTGAGTTGCAATTCAAGTATGGCTTGAAGGTCATGGGAAAGGTAATGAATGTAGGCTATCCGCAAGAAGATAAAGATTCTTACATGATGTGTCACCCCAATGGGCTGGCGGTGTGTAAGGTGTGGACTACAAGCTTGGGCGGTGCTAACTGCGATCAACTAGAGTTTTGTTTCCGTACACCTTTCTATTCTAAGTCTCGTGGCTCAGATCAGAATGATAGAGAGACTATCCGTAGTACAAAACTTTCATCATTGATGGCGGTACTAAAGCGCCAGGACGCTGTGCGTGATAAGAAAGTGATTATGGATAGCAAGGTCAAGCTAGTGAAGAATGGTATTCACGCTTTACGTAAGTCAGTGGGTATTAGCGATAAACAGAACAACTTCACGCCTGACGAGATTCATGCAATGTTGGCTACCTTACTAGGGGAAAGTACCAATGGTCTTTCTGTACCATTAGACCTAAATAAATGTAAAAATACACTTGACATTTACAAAGAAGCTGATAAGATACGAGATATAAAGAGAGAAGAGTCTAAGCGGTTCTTTAAGAATCCTTTCTATCTCATTGGCATAGACGACTACAAGCACTTACTCATAGGCAAATTAAAGATGACTGTATTGCATAGTGATACGAGCAAGATGGAGTACGAGATCATTGAAGACTTCAAGCGAGTCAGAACGATTGAAGAGTACCCCGAGTTAGTGCCGTTGATGACAATGATGAAAGTATCTTACGAAACTAAAGAGGTGCGTAGGCTTGGTATGTTGAACTTCCCGATCATGGACAAGTATGACGAAGGGCTTGATGCGGTATTCTTTTATGGCAGTCAACCCACGAACTACGAACACGCATGGATGGCTACCCCATGCCCCACTTGATTGGGGAACTGAGTCCTGTGGTTCACCCCAAGAAATGGGAGTTAATACGTCTGCCTGTGCGAAAGGTAGACGAGCAGTACATCGTGTATGTGGCTGATGGGTTTCATCGCATATACACCGATGATACTTTGCCTGATGTATTGAAGTCTAAGTTCGCAATGATTCTTGCCAGTGAGGGGAGGTACATGCTTGATTCAAGAATTATTAGGATGACACTTTATACAAACACCGACTTCCCCGAACTCGATGAGGTTGGGTGGAGAGCGAGCGAGACCTACTTCTGTTTAGTTGTAGATCGACCAACTTTAGAGTCACTGAAGGGTGGGATACAAAATGACGCCTGAGGGTACAGTCAAGAAGAAGATCAAAGATATTCTCCACGCAAAGGGGGCTTATTACACCATGCCTATTGGCACTGGGTATGGTGCGTCAGGTGTCCCTGACTTTGTGATTTGTTACAAGGGGAGGTTCATCGGGGTAGAAGCGAAAGCGAACGGCAACAAGCCAACTGCCCTACAAGAGAAACACATGTCAGCCATCCGATCACAAGGTGGTCTGACTCTCGTTATTGACGAGACTAACATTGATGCGCTAACGCGTCTATTGGAACAGTTATGAATGAAGAAGATCGTAGCAATCTGCGTGACCTACACGCTGGCTTTGCGTTGGTGGGCTTACTGATGAGAGGAGGAACAGTAACGAGTCTACTAGCCGAATCAGCGTATGAGATCGCAGACGCTATGCAGGAAGCACGAGACCGACATAGTGTTGGAATCGTATCAATTAAACGCCAAACCAAAAAGGAGAAGGCAAATGAAACGTAATAAGATTGCACAGGTTCGTGCATTGTTGGAGAGAAATCCACGCATGAAAACCGCAGATGTAATGAGGGCTCTCGGCACTACCAAGTCATATACCTATGTATTGATGAGCAAGGCAAGGGCATCATATCTACAAGAACATGGCGAGACCATTGAAGATCGCATGATCAGATTGAGAGACTTGGCAAAGCGTATTGAGATTGTAAGACCTAATAATTTACCCAAGGGTATGACTGTGGCAGAGGCGGAGGAAATTGTAGCTGACGTAAATCAAGCTATTTCCCAACATGACTTAGTGAATCACCCTGCGCACTACACCTCAGGTGGGATCGAGACTATTGACTTTATCGAGGCGAAGAAGCTTGGGTACAACTTGGGTAATGTCGTCAAATATATTACTAGATCAGGACTCAAGGGCAATCAGTTAGAAGACTTGCGCAAAGCGCAATGGTATCTTTCTCGTGAAATCGCCACACTGAAGTAAACCCCGAAGGCATGGTTCGCCATGCCTTTTTTTGTATCTGTACTTTTTGTTAGATAGCGACCCATGACTCAGTGGGACGCTATTTTGAAACCAGTTATTAAGGAGATAAAGTCATGCTGGCTGGAGTAGAAATCTTATTGGAAAGAATGAAGACCAACCCCGAAGAGTTTGTTGAGGGAGGGTACTCAAAGTGGTCACGAGTGCTGGATTCGTCATGGGCTATCTTGGCTGAAGATGAGCGCGAAGCGTTGCAGGCGGGGATGATTGAAGCCAAGCGCGAGCATTTTAATGGCGAGGTTATGCGCGTGTTATCGGGAGGTGAAGAGACTACGGATACGGAGGATGAGAGGCTTTACAAACAGAAACGACTCATGCAAGGAAACGCCATTACCTCACAGAACATGATGAACCAAGCCACTAAGATTCTTAGCGACGAGTTCGATAAAGCATATGCCAAGACCAAAACCCCCCGCACCCCTAATAGGTAGACAGATCAGACTATCCGACAAGCAGTGGTTAATCCTTAACCAGCTTGGTGGTGCGGAATGGTTGCGAACACTCTTAGAGAAGAAAGCGCCATTTCCTGCGTCGTACTACAAAAAACTTTTAGAGAAACCAAATGTCACTGATAACGATTGACTTTGAGACTTACTACGATAGCAAGATCAAGCTAGGCTTCAAGCATCAGACCACTGAGGAATACATACGCGACAAGCGTTTTGAAGTTATCGGTGTGGGCGTGAAGGTAGACGAGCAACCGACTGTCTGGGTATCAGGCGGTAAGGATAAGCTAAAAGAATTCTTAGCGTCGTTTGATTGGGGCAGCAGCGCGCTTCTGTGCCACAACACCCTCTTCGATGGCGCTATTCTTAGTTGGATCTACGGCATCACGCCCGCGTTCATGTTCGACACTCTATGTATGGCGAGAGCAATTCATGGCGTTGAGGCAGGTGGCTCACTCAAGGTGTTGGCTGAACGCTACGAGATTGGCATCAAGGGCGAGGAAGTGATTGCCGCTGAAGGCAAGGCACGACTCGACTTCAACAAAGAAGAACTCGAGCGATACGCAGAGTATTGCAAGAACGACGTTGACCTAACCCTCAAGCTATTCAAGATATTGTCGAGCGCGTTCCCTGAGAACGAGATGAAACTTATCGACATGACTCTGCGGATGTTTACACACCCAGTGTTCTTTGTTGATGATGCGCTACTGCAAGAGCGCTACGATGAACTGAAAGACGAGAAAGAGCAACTGCTTGAAGGCTTAATGGAGAGGTTAAAATGTGAGACCGCAGAGGCGGTGCGTAAACGACTAGCCAGTAATAAACAGTTTGCTGAAGTGTTAGTTGAGCGCGGGGTTGAAGTCCCCATGAAAGAAAGCAAGACAACAGGCAAGCAGACCTATGCGTTGGCAAAGAACGACGAAGGCTTCTTAAAACTCACAGAACATGATGACCCATTTATCCAACAGCTATGCGCGGTGCGACTCGGCACAAAATCTACCATCGAAGAATCAAGGATTGAGAGATTCATTGATGTTGGCAAGCGTAACAAAGGACGCCTACCAATCCCACTCAAATACTACGGAGCGCATACTGGTCGCTGGGCAGGAAGTGATAAGGTTAACTTCCAAAATCTACCAAGTAGAGATAAGAAAAAGAAAGCCCTCAAGAATGCAGTCGTAGCGCCTGACGACCACATCGTTATCAACTGTGACTCTTCTCAGATTGAGGCGCGTGTTCTCGTCTGGCTGGCAGGGCAGGATGATGTGGTTGAGCAGTTCCGCAACGGAGAGGATGTCTATTCTCTCTTCGCAACCAAGATATATGATCGTCCGATAACCAAGGCTGACCCAGTGGAACGCTTCGTGGGTAAGACCTGCATCTTGGGTCTAGGCTACGGGACTGGGGCATTAAAGTTACAGCACACGCTCAAGACGCAACCACCTGGCGCAGTCGTTACTGAAGACGAGGCTAAGAACTATGTTGATACATACCGTGATGCCAACGACAAAGTGATTAAGTTATGGCGTGATGGCGACAAGGCGATTGCTGACCTAGCCAACTGGGATGACAAACTCAAGCCCTATTACTACGGCAAGCACAAGTGCCTCAAGGTTACGAAAGATGGCATAGGTCTGCCTAATGGTCTTTCTATCCGATACCCAGACCTCAAGCTGGATACGTCAGAATCCAAGTCTCAGTATGTTTACAAGTCGCGCAAAGGTCCCGTGTCACTGTGGGGTGGGTCGCTAGTTGAGAACGTAGTTCAAGCCTTGGCGCGAATCATTGTGGGAGAGCAGATGATCAAGATCAATGAGAAGTATCGCGTTGCTCTGACTGTCCATGATGCGGCAGTGGTCGTGGTTCCCGAAGCGGAGAAGGATGAGGCGCTTGCATATATCGTCGAGTGCATGTCTACGCCACCCGAGTGGGCTAGGGGTTTACCCGTAACTTGTGAAGCAAAGTACGCACAGACCTATGGCGAATGTTAATATGTAAAATAAAAGGAGACTTATGATAGAGAAAATGGTAGAATTATATAAGCGGGTAATGCGTCGTGTCACACTGGTAGAGATCACCCAAGAGGAGTTGCGTATGGCACAGTTAGAGAAGCTTAAAGCCGAGTCAGCGGCAGACTATGCCAAGAGCGTAGTGGCGTACAACGAGGCAAGGATTGCTAGATTGCACAAGCGCATCTCTGAGTACAAGGCAGAAGAAGCATGACTTGGCCTTTCCCTCCGTTCCCAAACCCCAAAGACACGGGCAACCGAGTCCCTAAGTTTAACCCTGACAATCATGAGGATGCGCCGCTATGAAACCTTTAAGTGAAACAACTGCAAGGACAACCATAGGCATGATGCGTTCAATGGCGAGCAATATACCGATCAGTCCGTTTCATTTGATGGCGGCTGATGAAATGGAGCAGTTGCTCGAAGAAAGAAAAACAACGCGCAACGACGCACTAGAAGAAGTTGCTAAAGAGTTTGACAGTATGAAAGCCTTTGGCGACACAGCGGCTAGTTTTGCCGCGTTTGTAAGGGGTATGAAAAAATGAGCTTCACATGGTCTTTCTCGTCTTACAAGCAGTACCTTAACTGCCCCAAGCAGTACCAAGAAATCAAGGTACTTAAGCGCTTCTATATTAAGCCGACCGCGCAGATGAACTACGGCAATGAGGTACACAAGGCTTGTGAAAACTATGTCGGGGAAGGCACACCTCTCGCTAAGAACTACCAGCAGTTCAAACCTGTGCTTGACACGCTCATGGAGATTGAGGGAACTAGGTATCCCGAGCAGAGAATGGCGCTTGATATTGAAGGTAAGGCATGTGAGTATGGCAAGGGCTATTGGGTGCGGGGCATCGTGGACTTGATGATTATCGACGGAGACACTGCGTTTATCGTTGACTACAAGACGGGAAGCAACAAGTATCCTGAGCCAAAACAGTTAAAGCTGATGGCGCTCATGGCGTTTGCTCACTACCCTGAGATCAACCGAATCAAAGCGGGTTTACTCTTCGTAGTGCATAACAGTTTCATGACTGAAGAATATTCTAGGGATGACATCACAGAACTATGGGATGCGTTTTACCCCGATTTGCGTAGAATAGAAGCATCGTATACAAACGATGTTTGGAACCCCAACCCAACACCTCTATGCGGCTGGTGTCCTGTGAACACTTGCCCTCATCACAAGGAAAGATAATGGCTTACGTCAATAAACCCAGACCCTACGACAAAGAGTATCAACAACAGAAAGCTCGTGGTGAACACGAGCGTCGCATGGAGCGTCAGAAAGGGCGTCGTGCAATAGACAAGACAGGCTCCGACGCCAACGGCAATGGTAAGGCTGATAAGCGTGAAGGTAAGGATGTATCCCACGTTAAAGCCCTCGACAAAGGTGGCTCTAACAAAGATGGTCTGCGCATTCAAAGCGCGGCAAAGAACCGTTCATTTAAGCGTGACTCCAAAGGAAACTTGGTGTCAGAGACTAGCAAGAAAGAACGCAAGAAGTAATCTCTACTGTTAGGCATGAGTGAGTAGGCTCAAGGGGTTGTTGTTACTGCAGTTGCCTTCCCCTTTTATAACCTTGTCAGTCAAGCGGTGTTAGATCTCCCTCTCCTTTCGTACACGACAGGCTTGACCGACTTGCCCCCGTAAGGGGCTACGTTTTAACACAGTAAGGAATAGTATGAATGTAGTAGACGACACAGTTGTTCGGATGGTGATCCCATCTAGCGACTTGCAATTTCTTTTAGGGCACATAGAACGATGCGAGGTGCTGAAAGACGATGGCACTAACGCAGAGGTAGTGGTGTACTGGGGCGTACCCGAGATGCAACGCCTAGTACGCGTCTATGGAGATGCTCCTAACCCAATGCTTAAAGAGTACGAGTGGCCCGGAATGTTTCAGCCGTTCGCTCACCAAAAAGTTACAGCATCATTCCTTGCTCTACGAGACCGCTGTTTCTGTTTCAACGAAGCTGGCACAGGCAAGACCTCCTCAGTCATATGGGCGGCAGACTACCTGATGCAGTTGGGGCTAGTCAAACGAGTCCTAGTCGTCTGTCCCTTGTCCATCATGTACTCCGCTTGGCAAGCAGACATCTTCAAAACCGCCATGCACAGAACGGTCGGCGTAGCTTACGGAGACGCATCCAAGCGCAAGAAGATCATTAACGGAGAGTACGAATTTGTCATCATCAACTTCGATGGCGTAGGAATTGTTCAAGAAGATATTAGTAAAGTAGGGTTTGACCTTATTGTTATTGATGAAGCCAACGCATATAAAACAGTATCTACAAAACGTTGGAAGACCTTGGCTAAACTGATCACCCCCTCGACCCGCCTCTGGATGATGACAGGCACACCTGCCTCGCAGTCTCCACTGGATGCGTTCGGTCTGGCGAAGCTAGTCAACCCCGCTGGCGTACCCAAGTACTTCACGGCTTGGCGTGATCGCGTGATGCAACCTATCAGTAAGTTCAAGTGGATACCCCGCGCCATCGCACAGCAAGAGGTGTTCAGCGCTCTTCAACCCGCGATCCGCTTTGAGAAGGCAGACTGCCTAGACCTGCCTGAGTTGGTGTACCAGACTCGTGAAGTGCCACTGACGGCCCAGGTGAATAGATATTACCGTGAGTTAAAGAACCAACTGCTGATAGAAGCAGCGGGTGAACAGATCAGCGCTGTTAACGCGGCAGCCAAGCTGAGTAAGTTGTTGCAGTTGTCGGGGGGAGCAATCTATACCGATGACAAGGAGGTGGTGGAGTTTGACGTGTCACCACGCCTGAATGCACTGATGGAGGTGTTGGAAGAGACCAAGCACAAGGTAGTCGTGTTTGTTCCGTTCCGCCACACCATCGTATTAGTCGCACGTCATTTAAGTTCACAAGGAGTAGCCAATGAAGTTATCAACGGAGATGTGCCTGCAAGGGAGCGGTCTGAGATCATCAACCGATTCCAAACACAAACTGATCCAAGAGTTCTAGTTATTCAACCGCAATCTGCATCGCATGGCGTCACGTTAACTGCCGCAGACACCGTTGTGTTTTGGTCTCCCGTTATGAGCGTCGAGACATACCTGCAGTGCATAGCGCGTATCGACCGAGTTGGGCAGGTAAACAGCATGACAGTTGTTCACCTGCAAGGCTCTGAAGCTGAACGCAAGGTCTATCAGATGTTGCAAGGCAAGGTGGATTCGCACGAAAGATTGGTTGATCTGTACAAAGAGGAGTTAGGGATATGAGTGAAACTACTGAGTTAAATCTCGATGAATTAGTAAAAATATACTTGACAATACGGAATGAGCGTGAGAAACTCAAGTCTGGTTGGGAAGTAAAAGATGGCGAGTTAGAGCAGGAGATGAAACTGCTAGAGCAATCCATGCTAACAGTCTGCAACGATACAAACGCAAGCAGTATCCGCACAGAAAGTGGCACAGTGATTCGGTCTCTCAAGGAGCGATTCACTACAAATGACTGGGACAACTTCAAGAAGTTTGTTCTGGACAACGAGGCGATTGACTTGCTGGAACGTCGTATCCATCAGGGCAATTTCAAAGAGTTCATGGCCGAGCACAAAGACGATGGTCTACCGCCCGGTGTGAATGTGATGAGGGAGTTCACGATTGTCGTGCGCAAACCCTCCAATTAAGTTCAATTTAGTAACAGGAAAATTATCATGAGTAACGATCTCGCAACAATGTTCAGCGGTGCATTAACCCCTATCGCTGGTTTGGATGAAGACACACTTGCCGTAGCAGGTGGCGCTCGCCAAGGTAGCAAACGCATCTCTATCAAGGGTGGCGTGTTCCGCAAGTATTCTGGCGGTAAAGAAATTGGCGCGATTGAAGATCGCCACATGAACGTGATCTTCGTCAAGATGGCTCACAAAGCCTCCCGCATGTTCTATGACGCAACGTATCAAGAAGGTCAAAAGGTCAGCCCAGTGTGCTGGTCTACCGACTCAGAGAAGCCCGATGCAGATGTCAAGACGCCCTGCGCTTCCGCATGTATTGACTGCGACAAGTCAGCCAAAGGCTCTGGTCAAGGCGGTATGGGTACAGCTTGCCGCTTGTCATGGCGCACAGCCGTGGTCTTGCCTAACGATCCATCAGGTGATGTGATGCAGTTGGTGTTACCTGCTACGTCATCGTTTGGCAAGGAAGACAATGGTCGATTCCCATTCCGTCCGTACATCCAGCATTTGGCTTCACACAATGTAAGCGCTGGCCGGGTGATCACTAAGATGGCCTTCGATACAAAATCTCCTACACCAAAGGTTGTGTTCTCACCAGCTGGTAAGGTTCCAGATGAGGACTTGCAGATCATTGCAAATCAAGCCAAGAGTCCAGCCGCAGAAGCCGCTATCAAGATGAACGTCTACCAAGCGGATAGCACGGGTGAAGTTGAAGTGCCTAGCCACCGCAACGAAGTCGTAGAAGACGAAGCACCGCCCGTCAAGGTCGAGTCTAAAAAAGCCGCCGCATCTGAAGAGAAAGACATCTCAGACGTGGTAAAAAAGTGGTCTAAGAAATAAGGAATAGGAATGTCACGGACATACAGCGAAGCTTTTTTGATTGAGTTGCACAAGGCTAACCCGAACAGGGCTGGCATTGCATTGGCACTCGCTTGCGTGAATGCAAATCTCCCCGCAAAGTACGTAGCTAACGCGTTAGAAGTAACTCGCATGACGGTCTTTAGTTGGTTCCGTGGCAAACCTTTGCGCCACAACAACCTTGTTAAGGTTGAGACACTGACTGACCTGATTGAGAGTGACACTGCTAAAGGTATTCTTCCAGCAAAGAATACTGCGGCGGCTAAAAACTATCTTGAAGATATGGTCGGGAGAAAATTTGACTAAATAAAAATCGGGGGGAACACTGCGTAATGCTTTTTGAAAGCTTGCAGACGAGCGGTTAGTACCCCCACCTATTCACCGAGCGGGCATAGTCCCGCTCTTTTCAACTCTGGCGAGACATGTTAAAACAATTCTACGAGAAAGCATTGCCTACGCAGGGTGTCTATTGCATTACAAGCATTGGGACTGACAAAAAGGTTTCCAATAAATTTGCAGAGACACTTGACGGCGTATTTGAACAAATTGAGAAGTTCAAATCAAAACAACTAAACACATTCGTTGCACTTGGGACATTCGACGGATATAGCAGGAAAGCAGATGATTGCCTCTTTGTGCGATCATTCTTCATTGACTTAGATGTCGGTGCAGAGAAAGATTATCAGACAAAGGGCGACGCACACACGGCGCTCTACAAACTAGTTGGGGAGACTGGGCTACCTGACCCAGTAGTGATTGACTCAGGTGGCGGGGTTCACGCTTACTGGATCATGGATGAGGACATCCCCAAAGATGAATGGAAGCTAGCCGCTGAGAAATTCAAAGCGCTATGCCTTCAGCATATATCTATTGACCCAGTGGTTACCGCAGATGCCGCACGTATCATGCGCGCACCTGAGACGTTTAATTACAAGACTAATCCACCAGAACCAACATCAGTTGTCAGTGATGAGATTCACGTCTATAGCTGGGACGAGTTCAAAGACTTCCTTGGCGTTGCGCCAGCAGCACCCGTAGTTCAACAGACACAAGAAGAGATTGAAGCGGAAGATATTCTTGCAAGCATCCCCAAGGGTATCGATGAAGACACTAAAGCAATTCTTAAGCTAGACAACTTTGCAAAATCATTTGAGGTGTTAGCGCAAAAGAGTGTCGATGACGAAGGTGGTTGCGCACAGATCAAATTTATGTGCGACAACGCAAAGACCTTAGAAGAACCACTGTGGTTTGCAGGTTTATCCATCGCTAAGTTTTGTGATGATGGCAAGACCGCCATCCATGAGTTCTCCAACGAACACCCAAAGTACACCTATGAAGATACAGAAGACAAGGCCAGCCGCTTTCCTGCTCCGAGAACCTGTGAGTGGTTTATCGATAACTACCCAAGCCGTTGCGACGGATGCCAGCACAGAGGGAAGATTACAACCCCAATTCAACTCGCAAGAGTCTTTAAACCAGCCCCTGCGCCAAATAAAGAGGACGCAGTTTGGGAAGTCCCGAATACCCAAAAAGTTCCTGATTTCCCAGACTTCATGACCCCATTTGTGCGTGGACAGAATGGCGGTATATATTTTGTTCCAGCACCTAAGACAGACAAGCAAGGCAAGAAACATCAAGATGATCCTATCTTAATCTTGGCGCACGACTTGTTTCCCATTAAACGCATGGTAAGCCCGCACGATGGCGAATGCTTGCAGATGCGTACGATTCTCCCGTTCGACGGAGAACGCGAATTTCTCCTGCCCATGAAGCAGGTGTACGCCAAAGAAGCGCTTAAGGCAATCATGTCCAGCAATGGAGTTTTCTTCGCTTCACACCACGACCAACACCTTATGAACTACATCATCAAATGGGGACAATATCTCCAGACAACTGACAAGGCGCTACAGATGCGTATGCAGATGGGCTGGACGCAAGACCGCACAGACAAGGAATGGGACAACCGAAGCTTTGTCATAGGCAGAAAAGAGATTACCCGCACTGGCGAAATTATTGAAGCCCCATCATCTCCATTTGTTCGTGGCCTATCACGCCACATTACTCAGAACGGAACCTTTGCGCGTTGGCGTGAGTCGATAGATTATCTAAACAAGCCACAGTTTGAACTTCATGCTTTTGCCGCAATGACAGGTTTTGGTTCTCCGCTGATGTGCTACACGTCTACGTCTGGCGTAATTATGAGTTTGACAGGCAAGTCAGGTAACGCTAAGACAGGTGCGATGTATGCAGGGCTTAGCGTGTTTGGTCATCCAAAAGATTTGAGCGTAGTAAAGGCTACTGATAACGGTCTGACCGGTCGTTACCTTGGTTTGCATAGCGTCATGTTTGGGCTAGACGAAGTAGGCGACATGAAGGCAGAAGAGATTGGTGGCTTGATTCACAACGTGTCTCACGGCAAAGCTAAGATTCGTATGCAGGGTTCAGTCAACGCTGAACGGGAATATGAAATGTCTGCGTCATTAACCGCAGTGCTGACATCTAACCACGGTTTATACGGCAAGTTAGAAGCCCTCAAAATGAATCCTGATGGAGAAGCAGCACGTCTGATTGAGTTTGAAGTCTTCCGTCCAAGAATATTGGATCACGACGCCAAGCTTGGCGAGCATATTTTTGATGCGTTCAAATACAACTACGGTCACGCAGGGCCGATGTTCATTCAACACATCATGAAACTAGGCGACAACTATGTGCTGGACAACATCGCCAAGTGGGAAGAGAAATTCTTAACGGACTTCGGCAACTACGCAGAGTATCGGTTCTACAAAAACTTGGTCGGCACTAATTTTGGTGGCGCAGACATGGCTAATCAAGTTGACATCACTGCTTGGCAACTTGACCGCATCTACCACGAAACAATTCTGAAGATGATTGAGATCCGTGAGAAGGTTGTGAAGGTTAACCGTACCGATTACCCATCTGTGCTGGGCGACTTCATCAATAAGAATATGGGTAACATCCTTGTGCTTAAAGATGGTAGGGTCACAATGGAGCCCAGGGGCCAGCTTGTAGGGCGCATCGTCAGTGAAGAAGGTCTCTTGCAAGTATCTAAAACTGAGTTCAAGAAGTTCTTGGCAGAGCGCAAAGTCAGCAGCCGTGAGTTTGAGTTTGATATGCGCGATAAAAAGATTCTTGTAGACGACAAGAAGGGACGACTCACTACTGGATGGAAGTCAGCGATCAGCACCGATCCCGCATATCTCTATTGGTTCAAGACTGAGATTCCAAACGACTTGTTCAATGAATCCGAGTGACATCAAAGAGCCTGAGTGGATCTTTCCATTTGATGTAATGGAGGTGGGGGAGAGTTTCTTCATCCCCACCTTGCGCCCTGCCGAGATAATCTACGCTCTAGAAAGTGGAGCCAAGCGCGCCAACGTGAGAGTTAAGTGCTATGTCACGCACAAAGACAATCACCTTGGAGTCCGCGCTTGGCGCATTCGTTAAGGCTCTACACCCAAAACTTTGAACTGCTCAACCATTTGGTACTTAAGCATATTCTGTTGAAGCGTAATTGTTTTTAATATTTGATCTCGGTCTTTTGGGCTTATGTATTTCATGATGCGAATCTCAGTAGCCTTCTCTCGAAGTTTATTTAACTCACCTTGCTTAGCCTGATACGCATCAACAACACTTGGATACAAAGGATTCTTAGCCACATACAGCGCATACTGCCCCGGGTCATCCTTCTTCATAGTATAAAGGCGCTGGTCAATTTCTTTGATCTTCTTCTCCACCTTGCCGTACTGACGTGAATCAACGTTGGTCTTAGCGCCAAAGAACGAGCCAAACAGTGGTAGGTCATACTTAGGAGTGAACTCTTTTTCGCCTTTATCAAGATTGGCCCAGTTGTATGTAATTTCAGCAATTTTAGAAAGACCATCTAAGTAGCTATTGGCTAAGAAATAGATACTGTTGGGGCTAAGGTCACCGGGTACACCTAAAAGGCCTTCACCATCTGTTGTCCTAAACCACCACTTTGCTGCGTCTTTGTAAATTTCTGGGATACGGTCACTACCAGTAAATGCATCGCCCATACGGCGCTGAGAAGCGCTATTAATAGTTTGCCCAATGCCGTTCATGTTCATGGAGAACTCAACTAAAGGTCTAAAAACGCTAGGCGTAATTGAATCTATAAGCCAATTCCGAGGTGACTCTGTAATTGGAATTTTAGATATCGGCAAAGGCAAGAACGAATCCAATAGGATTGTCCCCGCAATATTACCGAGGCCCTCTTTAATAGATACGTTGCCAGAAAGCATACCAGCAAACTGCGCACCCGTTGCAGCAAACGCTCCTAGACCAAAGCCCCAAGGGATCTGGAACACTAAGTCTTTACCAAGGCCAAGTTGCTGTGACACATTGTTTGGAATATGGAAACGCGCAAAGCGAGTCCACTGTTCCATATTGTCAGTCTTGGTATTGTTACGGCCCCATTCATCGTCTGGTGCGCCCAGCATAGACAAGAAGTAAAGACCCATACCAGCAGCCGTTAGCGCGCCAACCATGATCTGCGCGTACATACGATCTGTTTTAAAGTTCTCTATGTATGCGGCTTTAGCTGCGGGATCATTAGCAATCTGTGGAGGTAGGTCATTTAGCTCTATCTTCTCTGAAGTAAAAGCGGGCATTACGGCTTCAATTGCACGCACAGCGCCAGTGGCGGCAGGGCGAATAAACATGTACGCAGCGCCTAACTCACGCCCTATCTCGCCAACCTTTTCAAAGTTAGCAAGATTTTTTACAAACGCTGCGGCTTCTACTGCGGCAGCCCGCTCTGCGGGAGACATCTGCCCTTGCGGTCCCTTTGTGTTAGACATGCCTTCTTTAATGTTCTTAGCCAAAGCCCTGTCTTTATAAATGGTGTACGCAGCAGTGCGGCCTGTGAACTCGAACATGTTGTTCCAAGTATCAATTAACTTACCTGCATCTTCTAGGTTGGTAACAATACGTGAACGCCCAATAGTATTCTTGCTAAGCTGCTCAAGGTTTGACTTTAAAGAGAAGCCTTGCAAGTATGTTGTCTTGCCACCAAAACGAAGGTACTCAAGCATGTCTCTTACAAACGGGTCTTGAGCGGCATCGAGCAACATCTTCTTACTTGCCGCATCGCCTTTTTCTTCTAGCAACGCAACATGCATCGCCTTACCTAAACCATTTTTAACTATTTGCGCACTGACAGAACCTAAATACTGCGCGGCAGCTATAGGACCCATCTGTCGGCTAGCGCCAATAGTCCATGCGTTAGTCAACGTATCACGCACAAAGTTAAGCGGCGCAAAGTTGTAGTTGTAGCGCGTGTGCATTGCGCCAAAGAATCCTGTTATAGCGTTAGCATAATCCAACAGAGGATTTGCGTCACGGAATGTGTAACGCAACGCGTTTAAAATCTTTGGATTGCTAATACGAATGACATCAATAGAACCGTCAGAGTTGTAGTGGAATATGTTTGCTCCACCCTTAAATTGATTCATGTCAATAGTGTTGCGCTCTTCAAACTTAATATTCTTAACCACTTTGCCGGGGATAGAACCGTCTTCAACAGCATTCTTAATTGACTGCGTATAGTTACGACGACCCGCACGCCCCGCAGATCTGTATGCGTCGTTAATCAATTGCAAGATGGGGTTGTCAGATGTCTTAAATCGGCCATCTGCTGAATGTTCTACCTCTTGCATCTCTTTACCGTGGCTATCAGGATCAATTAATTCATCACTTTGGCTGTGCTTAGACAAACCTTTGAACGGCATATAGTATTGGTAGTCGTACATGCCCACCAAATTAGACACGGGCGATGACCAGTAGTTGCCAATTTTATTTAGCTCAGCCGTAGCGCTACTTAATACTTTAGATTCAGTAAGAATCTTTTCAATGGCTGCGCGTTCTTCAGGGCTTTTATCCATGTAATCAGCCATACGTTTATCTACAGTCGCCTGTTCAATACCAAGCACGTTATAAATAGGCGCGTCTTTATTGATGTCAATGCCTTTATAAGTAGATCCAGGCTTTTCAAAACGTTTGCGCATCTTTTCGGTGATGCGTGGGCTATCACCTAATGGATCGGCATGCCCGCCGTCTTTTGGCGCTTTAGCAAGGGTAGATAGCTCCTGCCAAAGCGCTTGCCTTTGTTGTTGAGTTAAATCAACTTTATGAATGAGACCAGCAGCGCCGGTACGTTGATCACCAAGAATAGCTATACGACGTTCAGCAGCGCTAATAGGTTTGCCATTGTGAATTAGATTCTTAACCGTGCTCAGAGGCACGGAAGTAACCCATTTAGCGTTACGACGTTCTGGCTCGTGGAACATTTCAACAATTCTATGAAACTGATTTAGCGCTTGATCGGTCTTCATATCAGTTAATTTAATCCACTCTTGAAAAGCCTGACGAACGTTATCTAAAGGTTCTTGCAAGTAATCAGTCAAAAACTGACGTGCTTCGCCTGTAGATAAATCACCTTGCTCTTCAAAGTTATTGAATTTGCCAGACATGTCACGGTTAATTTTTTTCGCTCTATCAAGCTTGTTAAACAAACTGCGTGACGCATAGCTCTTGTCCTGCACTTTACGCGTAATGTTTCTCCAGCCTTCACGCGTAGTAAACATTTTATAAAACGCTTCACGGTTAGCAGTTGGACTTTCTCTCTTACTTGGGTTGTATGAATCATCTTTGTTAGTCAACCCAGACTCACGAAACTCTGGTTCTTTTGGCGCTGTAAGAGGCGTAGGCGTAGGGGCGGCCTTCTTTGCAGAAAGACGGCTTAAGAAGATTGGCTCTGTGGGTTTAGCAAGAATTTCATTGAACGATGAAGAAATTTCCAGCAGGTAGTTGTATGGCGCGTCTTCACGCACTTTATTTTTGCGGAAGTAAACTTTACTCAGGCCAATAATTTCTGCAATAGTTCGAGCAAACTCGGACCACATACTCTTTGACTCTGGGAGGTTTGTAACCACCGCTCCTTTGGGTAATAACAGTCTTTCCATTGCGGTTGATTTTTTAGGCTGGAGCAAAGCCAAATCAATCTGCAACGTATCTTTAGTCAACGCATAGGCTAAAAATTCCATCAAACTGTAGCGAGGGTTACCTTCAGAGTCTTTGCCTACAACTTCATAAGCTTCAGGATGTTTATCAGCGAGTCTTCCAGCAGTCTCATACATCAAATCATTAAGGTGCTCAACAGCCCTAATCTGCGCTTCAGTCAACTGCTTAAACTGTCGAGTGGTATAAAGATTAACAATCTTAGCCGTCGCAGCATGGACAATTTCATGCAGCACGGTAGAGGCAGTCATGCCTTGTGCTGTGACATAAATAGTATCTGAAACAGGATCGTACTGCGCTAAGTCACCGTTGGACAAAGAATCAGCGTAGAAAATCTTTGTGTCCAGCTTCATCTGGAATAACGCCTGCGCAACTGATTTAAATATCTTGTCTCTTGCAGAGTTTACTTCGTACTTGTCTCTCAGGAACTGCAAGACGCCTTGTAGGTTGTTGCCCCTGATCATCTGGATTATGTTGCTAGGCAGGTATGTGCCAGGCACGCCAGACGCTACAAGACGATTAAAGTCAGAACGCAACTTATCAAGTTCAGCCTTATTTTTCTCAGCTTCTTTTTGGACTTCTTCTTGGCGCTTCTTAATGTTGTCAAGTTCTCTTTGTTTCTGCACGCTAGACGCTTCGCTCTGTTCTATCTTCAGAGCCTCACCAGCTTTTGCAAACGCCATGTCTTGCTGCGCACCAGCAAGATTCATTGTGCGGCCCGTGCCTTTGCCTAACTCACCAAGAAATATGTCTTTTGCGTCTTGTGATAAATCACCCCAACGTGGGAACTGAACGTTAAACAACTTAGAAGCAGCGGCTCGATTATCTTCGTAGTTTTTAATTGCTCGCTGGTCACCAGCACTTGTAGTGCCTTGCCCGTAACCTTTATCCCGGCCACCTGTTTCTTTTAAATAAGCAATCAAAGCTTGCGCGGCTTGACGATGCTCCGGTATGTTGCCGTAGCGAATATTCTCAAAGTAGACGTCTTTGTCTACTGAATCTAACTTGCGCCACTCTGGTAAATCAGGAAATTCTTCCCGCACTTTGTCGTAGTTGTCTCGGTTTTCTTGAGAAATAGAACCAGACTTTGTTGGCTCTAACCCAAGAGCTTCTTCGTCTTTCGTCAATTTTCGATCTTGCTCAGCGCGATATGTAGCTTCACCTTTGTCAAGAGACTCTTTATATGCGCGATCACGTTCTGCTTCGGCTTCGCTCTCGTACTTTTCGCCAAGCTTCATTGCCCCTTCTAGATCTTCGCCTTGATATGCAGGGGTTAGGTCTTGCTCAACCGCGCCAACTTCTTTGCCTTCACCTCTAATTCTTTTTACAGCGTCGGTAAATCTAGTGTCTCTCTTGGCGCTAAGCGTAGAAGGTTTAGTCAGCTCTAAGCCAAGGCTTTCTTCTAAAATGTTGAGGCCTTTATAAGCCGCAGCAATTTTATTTTGAGGCGCGCCATCAGCTTCTAACTCGTAGATATCATTTTGACGAGTCAATATTTGGTCTTGAAGATCAGGCGATAGATCGCCAAGGCTTACTGTTCCGGCTGCGGGTGCTTCTTGTCTTTGCGTTTTTGTTTGCTTGGCTTGAGAGGTCGTAGCGCCACTTGTGGTTCCTTGAAGTGCAAAATTTTTAATAGCTGCAAGCGTAGCTGGTCCGTCGCCAAACTCCTCTACAACGTTTACAAATGAATTACCTGTCTTAAGTCTTTCAGAAGCAAGCTCATATGTAGTCGCAAACGTAAAGACTTCATTAGCTAGCCCAGATGAAGCAGGGAACAACGAAAGAACTTGCTCGACAGTAGAACCTTGATTAAGGTTATCAATGATTACGCTTTGCGCTCCGGCATTTAGTGCAGGGGGCTGTTGCTTTGCTCCATCCAAATCTGGCCTAGCATCTGTTCTAGTAGATACCACTCCACGGGATTCAGATCCAGTAGCTCCTGTGGCGGTCTGGCTTTGGTCGGTGAGTGCAGCCACTCCAGGGCCTGCTCCACCTGCTTGTGTGTCAATTCCTGTAGCATCAGGTGCTCCTTGTTGTCCAAGATGCGCTTTCACTGCCGCAACTGAGCGACTCAAATAACCCTCTCCTTTTTCTGGAGGAGTAATTCCAAGCTTATTCATTAGCTTGTTTACTTGCATTGTGTTCGGCTTTTGAGTGCCAGCATCCAACGCTTCTATGTAATCAGCCGCGTCCTCAATAGTGTCTAAAGCTACGCCTGATGTTTTAGCTTTCTTAGTCTCAGCGGCGGGAGCGGGAGTCTCAGTAACTTCAGGAGCAGCAACGTCAGCAACAAGAGGCTTACCTGCCGCATCAGAAGCGGGCATCAATAGATCAGCACTCTCTTGACTGAAGCCTACGCCAGCACGTTGTGCTTCTTCTTTGTCAGTGGTGAACTGACCAGCAATGTTGCCACCTCTAGTAGCATCTTCAGCCAACTCACGCCTAGCTTTAGCCGCTTCGCGTCCACCTGTTGCAGCGCCCATGCCAAGACCAGCAAGACCTTCTAACGTACCTTGGCCTACCACACCACGCATCGTAGGAACATCAAGCCCTTCACGCTGCAGTGCAATATTTTGTGCTAACTGTTCTTGAGCACCTTGAGGGAATTCAGTAGCAAGCTCTTTACCAGCGGTGATAGCGCCTTGCTTTATCACGCCACGTTCAGCGGCAAGGGCAGTTTCCCTTGCAGCGCTTTGTTTGACAGCCGCTTTGGTAGCTTCTTTAGTTGCAATGCCTTTAGCAAGCTGACGAGCAAGGGCTGGTTCAACGCCGGTCGAAGCACCAACAGTACCCAGAGCAGAGCCCATCAAGATTTGGTCTAAGTTTTGGCCGCGATACTCTTGCGCAAGAACTGCGCGAGCTTCAATCTCCTTGGGAGACATGTTTGTATTTTCTGCAAGTGCTTGTTTGGTAGCTTCGTAAATAGCCCCCTTGACAGTACCCGCACCCATTACTGCACCCGTCAAAGCACTAACACCTAAACCAACTAAAGCAGGGGCGCTAGCAAGAGTAGCCGCCAAACCTGCGGCAATAGCGGGAGCGCTAGTACCAAGCGCATTGGCAAGCATATCTACAGGGGCAACGGAGAACGCTTTGGCTCCAGCTACGACTTGATCAAGAACGCCCTTATCTTCTGCATCTTTCATGATGCGGGCGATTTCTTTGCTGTCCTTTTTAGACTGTGCGCTATACAGACTAGCAATATAGTCTTCTACGCCACGCAGGTTTTTACCTACATCATTGTCTGCGCCAAAGGCGTCAGCAACCATGCGGACACCAGTTACTACGCCAGAGCCAACCTTGAGTGGTATGTCGGCAGTTTGACGCAAGAGCGGAACCATCTCCTTTTCTTCCACAGGGACAGGAGCCGTAGTTTTAGGCGCTTCTTTGGGCTTTACATCAAACTGATCAAAGAAGTTTCCGGATGGCTCTTTTTCTTTTTCACTAACAGTATCAAACTGGTCGAAAAAATTAGCCATCTTATTTCCCTAGATATTCATTTGCCGCGCCGGGCCCAAATTTAGCATCAAATGCCGCTGCCTGTGTAGGATTTGCTTTTAAAGCCGAGATATGCGCGGCTGTTGGAGCAGAGAATTCACCAGAAATTGGACCTGCGCTAGGCGCAGCGGCGGGAGCAGGGGCAGGGGCGGGGGCAGCATTTGACTTAGTATAGTCTTTAAGCGCTTCTGGGTTAATGCGCACTCGTTTATATGCTAAATCAGTATCTCTAGCCGCGTCTTCCTTTTGCTTGTTCCAAATCGCTTCTTGATCCGCAATTCTTTTCTTAGCCGCTTCATAAGCTGGCACAAACGTAGGATTCATTTTGCCGTCGTTCTGCTTTGCGTTCATTTCCATTGTTTTAACTGTCTCGTAATCTGGAACAAGTAGTTTCATTTGATCAGTAATCTTAGCAATCACACGCTGTTCTTGATTTGCCGCAGTTTGATATTGGCTAAAAGCCTTGCTATCGTTTGCAGTTTCGCGGTTAGCTAGACGGTCAAGGCGGGAAGTGTTGGCCCGTAGCTGTTCACTACGGAACTGCATATCAGCGCTATACTTGGAAGCCGCAGCGGAAGACGCATCGCTCTCACGACGTGATTGATAGTCAATAAACTTAATGTTTAGAGCCTTCATATCTTCAGCGGCTTTGAGTTTAAGCGCCATAGCTGCATCAACTTCACCGCGCTTCTCAAGGCGTGTAGCGTTATCCAAATCAGCGATAGACTTGTCAATCTCACGGCGCGCTTTCTTCTGTTCTCTCTCATCAGCAACGATGTTAGGCACAGTTTTCTGTAGCGCGTTCAAGCCAGCAACAAGTACTGGGCCGGGAGTTGATCCCCACGATGCAAAGAACTCAGCTAAACGCATGTATTTTTGGCGATCTTTTTCATCAGCCATATTAGCTTTTTCAGCCATCATCTCAGCACGTTGTTTCTGTTGACCTTCCGATGCGTCTGCTACACCAGCTTCACGCATTGCTGCTTGACGCTCTGCCATAAAAGTAGACAGCGGAGCATTCATACGCTTCTCTGCATCCGCGTACTCAGCTTTCATAAAGGCAGGTATATCAGGCGCTTGCTGCATGGCACGCCCAGCTTGAGGAACAACAGGGACAGGCGTTGCTGGTTGAGCAGTTGCGCCCATGATACCGCCGGGAGGGGGAGTTGTCGAAGGAGGCATAGCAAGACGTTCTTGCATACCAATCTTGGCTTCGTCCTCGCCGCCTTCTTCGTTAGCGCCGCCGCCTGTAGCAAAAGCAACAATACCGCCGGGAGCATAGCTAGGCATCTGAGGTTGAGCAGCTTGATACTGCACACCCATAGGACCCGTGCCTTGTGGCTTATTACCCATCTGACGCTCACGAAGCAGACGTTGCGCCATTTTACGAATAGATGGGCTAGAAGATTCTTTAGCTTGTGTTGCCAAACCTTTCTCGTCCATACTCTCAAGCTGCTCTTCAACTTCACCGCCCATGTCATAAGACATGATGCCGCCTTTGGCGTAGCCTTTAACTTCACCACCAGCAGCGCCGCGAGGAGCCATAGCATTATATATAGATGCACCCGCACCAATCGTTCCAACTGCCGTAGATAGTGGGTTAGGCGACGCAGCGTACTGATTCGTCGTAGACGCTTGCATTGGCAGACCACGAAGCATGTTAGACATTGTGCCCAACTGCATGAGTGGGTATTGCTGGGCATTGGCGTAGTCAAGCATAGACTGATTAATCTTGGCTTGCTCCAGAGCCTGCTGTTGCGCGCCTGCCGTGCCTTGCGCGCCATAGATACCAAGTTGGTTAGCCTGTTGTTGACCAAGCATACTAGTAAGGTTAGCCGCAGATTGGTTAGTTAGTCCGTAACCAGCCTGTGCGCCTTGTACCCCCTGCAAGCCCATACCAGCGCCCTGCATACCTTGAGCAGTGCCTTGTAATCCGAGCTGTGCGCCCTGAACTCCAAGTTGACCAGCATTTGTAGCCGCGCCAACACCTTGTAGTCCCATACCAGCGCCTTGCATACCTTGAGCCGTACCAGCCAACTGACGATCAATACCTTGCAAGCCCATGCCAGCACCTTGAATGCCGGTCTGATATGCTTGATTAGCGGCATTGACACCTTGCAATCCTGTCTGAGCACCCTGCATGCCGAGGCCATACATTGCACCAGCTTGACCAACACCAGCCAACGCACCTTGTTGACCTTGCAATGCTGTACCAAGACCAGACAAACCTAACTGACCACCTTGCAATGCAGTGCCCAAACCTTGCTGAGCGCTAGACAGCCCTTGAAGATTAAGGTTAGCGCCAAACTGCTGTTGAGCTTGTGCCTGTTGATAAGCTTGTTGAAGCGCCTGCGCGGTATTAGCGTTCTTCATTGTGGCTAGATTACGCTGAGCTTCGGCGTTCTCAATAGCCTGACGTGATCCACCAAACGCACCTGACCGAGCGGCTTGCGCACCGCGCACATTACCTGCAATATCAGCTTGGCGCTGCATCTCTCTGTTTTGGACATCTAATACATTTTGTGTGTAAGGGCTCATCAGCGCTTGAGTTACACGGGGGTCAGTTGCCATTTGCGCATATTGCGCTCCAGCGCCAGCTTGTTGACGAGCTAAAGCTTGAGACTGACCAGCAATACCTTCACCCATGCCTTGGGCGCGAAGAGCCATCTGACCAATATCAGCAGCGCCTTGTCCATAACCTAAAGCTGTATTAGCTAACTGCGCGGCTTGTTCACCATACCCAGCGCCTGTTGTTCCATAGCCCATAGCAGGGGTAGCCAAACCTGCGGCCTGCTGTCCGTAGCCAGCGCCCATACCGCCATATTGTGCGCCTCCAGCAATACCTAATTCTTGCCCCCGTTGGCCAGCCGCAGCACCTTGAGCGCCGTACATATTAGCTAAACCAGCTTGCTGCTTTGCTAACGCTTGCGTTTCTGCAGCGGACTTCAATCCAAACGCTTGACCTGCTTGACCAGCCGCAGCGCCCTGCGCGCCATAACCAAGAGCAGCTTCAGCAGAACTTAGACCGCCTCTACCAGCAGCTTCAGCGCCAAGCTGAGCCATTCTGTATTGTTCTGTAGGTAGTTGCATGCCAGCAATGCCGCGTTGGGCCGCTGTTTGCATGGGAGAAAAACCTGCTATTGCTTTACTAGGATCATAAGAGATCTGATTGCCTTGGGCGTCGTACGTACCGCCGTACGCTTGATATGGTTTAAAGCCCGTAAGTTCTGTATATCCGGGAACAGCCGCACTACCGGCTGTAAGTTGATTTCCTTGATCGTCGTAAGTTGCCGCAACCGCAGGAGTACCACCTACTTCTTGAGTATTAAACAACTGCTTTTGAGTTGCGCCAAGCATCGACTCAACGTATGGCTGAGCATATGAGGGAATGTTTGTGTTTTGAACAGTCGATGTAGTTTGAGTTGGGCCGCCGCCACCGCCACCCATAAATAGATTACGAGTACCGTCTTTGTTATAGCCGTAAAATTTGCTAGGGACGATCATAATTTAATCCTCATTACTTGATGGGTGACTTCTAACCCAAACTTCTCGTACATATTAACCAAAGAACCCCTAGCCCACACCTGCGCTTTTGTGGCCCCATGGAGTTTCATCCATTTATACATCTCTTCAATAACATGTGGGCGCATAATTCCTTTGCCACCCATTAAGTTACCGTGTCCAATTCTTTCACGCGGGTAGTCAATAAAGTCTACTGCCGCCGCACCTGTTATGCCTTCTCCCGGCTCATCCCACACTACCAAGTAAGTACGTCCTGTACGTACCGCATACTCAACCTGTTCAATAGTTATTTCATTAGGGTCAAGATCAATTGCTTTTTGCAAAAGGGGTGCGGCAATAGGCCATACTTGTGGTAACTCATTAGGGCTGATTTGGTAAAAGGGCATGTTTATTTAGGCATGTATTTTCTAGCGTTAATCTGCTTGCCCTGTTTAGGGTTACCAGTACGCGCCTTGCGTACCTTGTCCATCATTGCATGAAGTTGTTTAGCGCCAGCTTCTGTAGAGCCGTTACCCAGATGTGACACCACATCTGCTGGGATTACAAATTCGCCATCCGCAAGTCGAGCAGGTTGGCGTCTGTTAATAGTTGCAGGAATGTTGTCCGACATACCATCGCCGGGGCCCTTGAGCAGTCGTGGGTTTCCGCCAGCAGCATAACCACCCAAACTTGATTGCATGATGCCGCCACTTGCAGCTTCAACGTCACCCTTACTCTTGGCGCTTGTAGGTAAATTTAATTTGCCCATAGGCGTAGGACGCTTAGCGGCAGGGGGAGACACGTAAGCGCGTTGGTTAACTTTGGCTTGACGAATCTGCGCAGCAGTCAGCGCATCTTGATAGCGGGTATCGGGATCTTGGTCGTAGTAGATACCTACGTCAGCAGACCTTGCGGGAGCTGCTTGTTGCTGACCGCCTAACATCTTTTGATAGCTGGCAATGGAGTCAGAGAGGCTGCCACCTCTTGCAAAAGCCATGGTAGCGTTACCTTGTTCGTCAAAACCCGGTTTAGCACTACCGCCACCACCGCTACCGCCAGCAAACTGACCTAGATCACCAAGGCCAGGAACTGCGTATCGCCCTGCATCTGAATCTGAAGCAAGATCTGCCCTCGCCGCACGACCACCATCTCTAGGCATAAATGGGGCAGTGCCTTGAACTATTGCAGTATCTCTAGCTACCATTCTGGCTTGATCAACTGGGGAATATCTGTTGTCGCCCATAGGCACATTGGCAGGATCAAAAGAACCTGCAAACTGACCAAGGTCACCAAAGCCGGGTACGGCGTACTCGCCTTCATTAGAGCGTTTTAATAACTCTCTTTTAGCAAGGGTAGGATCAAAACCGCGTACAGTGGAATTGGCCGTTGTTTCTAACTGTCGCGCATCAGCCACGCCATACATAGGATCATCGGCTCTACCGCTTCTATTATCAGCATATACACGATTACGCAAAATGTCGTTGTACGCATCTGCCGATGCTACTTGCGCGGGATCATAAGCAGCGCCGGGCACTCTAAACGCGTCTGAACTACGAGTAACTCGTGGAGGTAACGACAACACAGGGCCGCCTTCATCGTATCCCACAGGAATATCGTAAGAGCCAGCGCCCATAATGCCGCCCGCCGCATAGCGAGGCGCGTACTGAAAATCAAGCGGGTTAGCAGTACGGCCTTGAAAGTTTTCAGACAAACGATAACGAGACAAAGGACCGTCGTAAGGCTTATCGTTAAACGTAGCGCCAGATGGCTGTAAAAGACCTAGAGCATTAGCGCCCATGTATGCGCCCGTCATTGCAGTAAATGGGTTAGCTTTAGCAAACTTTATAGCTTTGTCCATACCTGCTTCAAGAGCAGAAGGTGGCGTAGGCACATAAGCGCCAGGCATTTCAAGCCCCATAGGAGGTGTATTTACAGCAGTTTGTGAACCAAAATACTCTGGAAACGGCGCGTTTGCTGGATTGTTAGTTAATCCTAATGGTTGATACGGTGTGGGCGCAGGTGCGGGGGCAATAACAGGCGCAGGAGGAGGAGGAGAAAAAGCGGGGGCAGCAGGAACAGGAGGTGTTGAAGCAGTTACGGGGGCAACAAAATTGGGGTCAGCAATACTAGTAATACCACGGTTGGCTATCTGCATTGCGGCATCTTGTTGAGCAGCAACTTGAGCCGCATTAATACCAGAAGCGCCAGCACCAGCACCGCCAGCCGCAGCGTTAGCAGCCATAGCATCTGCAGCAAGAGCAGCTTCTGCTCCACCAACTGCCCCCGCACCTAACGCTTCAGCGCCAAGCCCCATAAGAGCTTCTGCACCAAGGAGTGAACTCGCAGCTAGGGCAGCTTCACCAGCTGCATACGGGGCGAGCTCAGACGCTAGAGCAAGAGCGGCTTCTTCAGCAAATATGGCTGCAATTGGCATATTAAAACTCCTTAATTTCTGGCGACTCTAGTCCTGTGCCGCGAAGGTTATGTAAACAGCACAGAGCAACATCATCTGTTAATGCACGAAACGCATGTTTCTTCCCTGCAAGGATTTTAATCATAGCAGGGGCGCTAAATTCCCCAAACCATTCACCATCTTGCCAAGCCTCAACTGTTCCACGTGAAACCAACGTAATGTGATCATGTGTATGGACATGTTGGGATATGATTGTCTTAGCCTTTGCAATAGAGTAAGCGCGGACCCAAATATCATCAGCCTCGACAAATTCAACATAGTCGGGGTCGATCTTCTTGTATTTAGGGTTTACACTAATAGCTTCTAAGTCCATATTGTTACTCTTGGTTAAGGCTAGTTAATAGTATCATAATGAAGTCTTTATGCGAAGCATTTGACTGTTTACTTGCACGCCGTCTTGTGTGTCTCGGTACACATCGCCAATCCTCAGATTTGGCAGGTCTGCTTCAGTAGGCAGTGTGTTTATGTTGAAGTTCAAACTTGCCGCAGCCAAAGGCCCCGGTGTACTAGTCTGATTAAAAAAGAGGCGTAACGCATTGTTCAGCTTGTCCATGTACTGCCTGTCGTACTGTTCTGGAGCAAGGGGTAGACTGGGTGGGGTTACATTGGTCTGGGACATGTTATCTCCTACCGTCTTGACGGATGTCAATACGCGGCGCACCTAACTGCCACGTTGTTCCTATTTGATTGGACTCAATCTTAAAGATCATCTGACGACCGCGCATGCGAGTGTATATCTGCCCTGTAAATTCTTCAGTAATAACATACGTAGAACTACTTGCTACGGGCGCACCAGCATTACTTGTAGAACCTGAGCCGGAGTTAGTCAGCCCGTAAAGAGTCATAGTCACTTGCGGCTCTGCTCCAGACTCAGAATTTACGGAATCAGCAAACGTTAAATCTGGAAGCACGCGCCATACAAAACCAAAGTTGTGTCCATCACCAATGTCAAACTCAGAGGAAGAGATATACGCATTGATAGCGGCAGTTACTTCAGTTGTATTGTCATCAATGCCATCTTCATGGTTGACTAAATTATTAACTAACGTCGCAGCTACAGGGTACGAGCGTAAACCCGAATCAATCCAAGCAGTGCGGGCCATTGTGCCGTAAGACCAAGCCCGTTCTATATAGTTGTAGATGACATACTTGTCAATTTGGGTACTGTTTGCAGAACAGTAGAACCACCAGACTTCATTGAAGCCCTCATTAGTCCCTGCAAACACTTGCTCGTTCTGGGCTGCATTAAAGTCATTAAATATGTAACGGCGCAGGTCACAGTTAAGCGTCTGTACACGACCATCATATACATAGAACTTGTCAACGCCCATCCAGTAAATAATGCCAGAGGCAATAACCGCTGCGTTAGCACCTATGATAGAAACGTTGTCACCTAAAATTTGTGTAGCCCATACAAACGGGGGGCCAAGATACTGCAACGAATAAACCGCAGAATCAGTAAACACCACAATCTCTTGGCGGGTCTGTATTGTTGTAATAATTTCGGAACCGTGAGACACCGTAAGACTACCAGCTTGGTTTGTAATGCTAGGCGTCCAGTTGTATAGATCGTCTTGATTAGACCAACGAATTAACATTGGATTAAGCGTAGCACTACCGTAATCATTACAGCCAAACGCTATAACAAACCTAGAAGTATCGGACACGGTAAAAGTGTTAACCGTTGTTGGTACATCAACAATTAAAGAGATATATACGCCTGTACCTGTACTAGTTGTGTTAATTAAAGTACCAGCAGAATCAGCAATGTTAAAAGTTAACCCATTAACATTGGTAGCGTAGTATGTAGTATTAGCTGCAACGCCTATTGGCATAGAAGTAGTTGCCGCAAATTGAAGCGCCGCGCCTTCAGTAAATACAGTAGTAGCTGTTACAACAGTTGGTGAAGCATTAGTAAACGTAACACTACCACCAAGAGAGCTTAGTAATACACCTCGTGTAGTTAACGTAGTGTTTGCATTCCAGTAATAAATACCACCACTACGGGGCCCAAATAGTAAGTCCTGCCCGTAGTTAATCTGGTTCCATAACTGTAAGGATAAAGAATCGGGAGTACCAATACCCCAAGGGCCAGCGCCCCAAGCACCAGCGCCCCAACCAGTCAAAGGTATTTGAAACTCTGGGCCAGCATTAAGTTGATACGCTGCTACAACGGCAGCCCCACCACCGGGGGTAGCGCCAAGAGCCGTAGCATTAGGAACTACCGAAATAACAATTGTGTAGGTATTAGCTGTTAAAACTGTAAGTTGGAACTCTTGATTAAGTACTGCCGCCGTAACGTTTGTACCACCACCGCCAATATCAACTGCACCACTAAAAGTAACAAACGAGCCAGTAGTCGCGCCATGCGCAGTGTCAGTAACAGTAACCGTAGTTGAAGCCGTTAGAGCAAATGGATTGTTATTGATTGTGACTGTTGTACGGATAGGCGTTATGTCGTTGTATCCGCCACCGTTTTCAATGTAAAACTTAACGTTTGTACCAACACCCATTAAGTTAGCGCCACCAAGCGTAATCCAATTCCATAAAGAACGGCACACGCCAAGAAAGAAGTTGGGTGATATACGTGTCCAGCCACCAATAGCTTCTGGATTACCTTGACGAAAACGGATTTTGTCACCCTCGTACCAACCGCCCTCGGTTGTGTACCGCGTGTTTTCTTTATTCACGCCGGGTTTGAACAGTATTTTTTGTAATGGCATCGGCGACCTTTATTTACTGGCAACGCCTTTGGTCTTCTCAAAAGAACGCATACCGGCAATGCCCAAGATGCCTGATAATATCACCCAAAGCTGGTCTGCGTCTAGTACCGGAGGAGGATCCATGCCCACTGAAACCCAACCCATAGCTTGCAAGTATTTCCAGCACCATTGAAACAGCGGATAGAGCAGGAACTGATAGCCCATAGCCGCCACACCAATCCAACCGATGGCTGGCCTCCAGCCCGAAACAAACACGCTAGATGACGCAGCTTCAATCTTGTTAACTTCAATCTGCGCTAAGTCTGTGGCTTGGTCAATGCGCTTCTCTTCAAGATCAAGCTTACGTTGCTCGATCTCCATTTCCATTTTTTCTTTGTCAGTGGTAATCAGGTCGCCTGCAACCTTGCCCACGGCTTCAATGATTGATCCAACGGCAAGCAAGCTCATTTCAAACCTTTCAGTGTGCGGTTTAGCCAACCTTTAAGAAACTTAACCTGCACGGGGTTCTTGTTGCATATCTCAACGTAGCGGGCAATCTTTGCCAAAGCGTAGGATTCTTTGAACCGCTGCCCATCAGTAACTTGGTTGAGTTTCTCAATAGTCTTTGCACCAATGCCGCCGTCAGGGGTAGACCCAACGATCAACTGAGCCAGTTTTACAGCCATGCCTAGCCCTGCGTTTACACCAAAATTAAATATGGTGTTGGCTACCTCTTGGTTGCTGATCTCGTTACCACGCATCTTGTCCCAGAACTCAACTCGGTAGAATTCACGCACCATAGGTGTCAGGGAGCCACCAAACTCTTTCTTATCCACAAGCGCCCAGCCATTCCACTGAGGGTTCTTGTTACGGGCAATTCCTGCATAGGTCATGCCACCCGTGTCGCCGGGAACTTCATGGAGGACGTAACCGCCCTCGTCCTGCATCATTTGCTCAAAGGCTGGTTCAAACTGCGCCATTACTGTTTACTCCTTGAAAGCATGGTGGCTGCAATATCCATCATGGTTCTCGTTACTTGAATGTCGGCTGGTTCACTATCCCAACCCACAGTAATCTGGCCTACAAATCTGTTTGGGTCAGGTGGAATGCTAATCCGGCAAGTGTAGACAACCCCCTTGGCGATGTACCACAAACCCATCTCGGACTGCGCTGAACGGTATTCTCCGCAAGGTATCTCACTAGCCATCAGCTTAATCACATCGGCATTGTTGGCTGCGTTCTGGGTAAACAGGCCCACATCAAGCCCGTCATTGGTTTTGTCTCGGCCTTCTTTGGTGTAAGCGCGGTACAGTACTCTGGTTCCAAACATGGGGTTGACTTTGAACACAGCAACAATGGTAGCGTTGGTGGTTTTGAATAAGTGAGCGGCGGCATCTTCTACCCTGTCCTCAACAATGCTTGGCATCTTCTTAGACTCTTTGTACGCACCCATCAATAGTTCTTGGTTCTGCCAAACAAAGTATCCAGAGAACGCAAACACCGCCATGAGTATCAGCGCGAACAGTTTAAACGGGCTATCCACATAGGACAGCACCTTGCTTAGTATGTCTGCTGGCTTTTCGTCACTCATCCTAGTCCAATCATTCCAAGTAGTTTGTTCACAATCTTGTCCGACAAGTTATCAGGCAGGAACTGTAAAAACCCAAGCACCCACCACGCAATGCACAACCGCACAAAGACTTTAAGGAAGAGGTCAAATTGCTTTTGGTACTCATTCACCGCCCACATCCTGCTTTGCCGCACATATTTTGCAACTCAGTAAAGCCAAAAGCAATTAGCGTTACAAGAAAAACAACTGCCAATCCAGCTACTAGGTAAACCGTCTGTTCTTCCTCGGCTTCTTTTTGCTTCTTCTCTTCAAACCGTAGCGCCTTCATCTCTTTGGCATCTGCCAAGTCCATCGCGGCTTGCCGTGCTTTGATCTTCTGCCACACGTCCATCTTGCCAGTAGTCATAAAGAGCAGTTTTAACTCTTCCTCAAACGCTCTGGCTTGCTCAAGCACCATCTCAATCTGTAGCGCGGTTCCCATGTTGGAACCCTTCTTAGAACGCTTGGCCTCAATCATCGCCTTGGTAGCGGTGCTCCTAGCATCAAACATCTTGCCGATCATCGGGGCAAGACCGCCTAAATCATTGGCAACCTTGCTGGCCTTTTTGACCATGCTGATGGCATTTTGCAACCCATCCAGTGCTGCTATGGGATCAATTGGAATCACACTAAAGTCCAAGCAATTATGTACGTGCCAAAGATGACGAAGGCAACCATACAGGCTGCCGCAATGAATGCTTCAGCCCAATCTCGCATGGTTACTCCACTGCAATTAAATCAGGGGTAACAGTCACGCCTGCCCGCATCCTCATTTCTTTTTCTTGTTCGGGTATAAAGCTAAACCAACCCGTAATGATATATTTTTCTTGAGTTGGTGAAACAATACCACGATGCGTATGCGTCCAATCAGCAGGCCAAATTAACGTCAAACCTTTACGTGGCTGAGTGATTAACTTTTGGTGAACAAACTCAGTGCCGCCTTCGTCAGTTACATCATTCAAGTATGTCATAAACACTAAATGCCGCATACATTTAGGGTTCGACGCATCAGACCGTTCGGCATGAAAAACTTTAAACCCACCATTAGGTAAGTAATGCTGAATAAGTGCCCCCTCGTACACTCCCCATGGGGCATATGCGTTACACCAAGGAAATTTTTCTGTGTACTTATTGACTACTTCTTGTAGCTGCGAGAAAAATCTAAAAGACAGTTCCCCATTCCCCAGCATTACATCTGTACTGTCTTTAATATTTGGATCAACAACGTCGTTACCAATCTGTCCGGGGTGTTTAAACGTAGAGTTTTTATGCTCGGAAATTAAAGCATCACAGACACTAAGGTCAGAAAAATATTGCTGATGAATAAAAGATTCACTCATTTTGAAGGCTCATCAGGCCAAATATTCCACATATCATTGGGGTCTTGCAGGCTATTTGGAAGATCGCGTAAAGCCTGACGATATGCTGACCACTCAGTTTTTTGAGTATCAGTTAAAGAACTCCATCGGTCTGGCAATACCATTACATCAGATTTAGTGAGCGCGGTGTTTCTTGTTTGACGCACTGCGGCCCATTCACTTTTAAGATCACGCACTTTAGTAAATACACCGTTAATGTACGTAGCGCCTATTACAACGTCAGGGTTGTTGTCTACATCTATCCAGCCTTGAGCCAGACCAAAAGCCTCATCAGCCTCTGCAACATTAACAACAATTTTATTTTCAACAATAGCAAATTTCATATCGTTCCTTACCATGATGTAACAACACAGTAGCCACCACCACCAGACGCGCCGGAGCCACCACTGCCACCACTTCCACTACCCCCTCCGCCGCCGCCGCTAGTTCTTCCACCCGCGCCACCGGTACCCGCATTATTGCCCCCGCCTCCGCCCTGAAAAAGGCCACCAGCAGCGCCAGCAGCAGCGCCGCTACCTTCACCAACACCTGACGCGGCAACTGTTCCACCACCAGCCCGCCCCGTGCCTCCATCATGCCCTCCAGCGCCGCCACCCGCACCACCAAATGCGCGGTCACCGCCCAACCTGTTATTTATTGTAGCTCCCGAAGAACCACCACCAGCACCACCCCAACCACCCGCGACAGCGCCTGAGTTATCGCCCGTATTACCAAGAGTTCCACCAAACCCGCCGCCCTGAGATTGTCCGATTTGAGTAGAAGTTCCTCGTGGAAGTCCAGATGCGTACAAACCTCCTCCACATCCACCTTGTGCGTAAGCGGATGCAGAGTTGGAATTTTGGCCGCCATTACCACCTAAACCGCCAAATGCATAAAGACTAGTACCAAATGAACTGACACCGCCTGAATTACCAGCATTGCCGTTAGAACTACCACCACCACTACCCCCGTTTCCTCCTGCACCAAGAGTTACAGTAACAGTTGCGCCGAGATCACTGGCTAAAAAAGTTTGTGTTGTATAACCACCACCACCGCCACCGCCACCGCCTGTATAACGAGGTCGACCGTCAGTACCTGCGCCACCTCCGCCGCCACCACCAGCTCCCCAAAGTTCTACACGAACAAGCGTTTTACCGGCTGGTTTTGTCCATGTGCCGGATGAAGTAAAAGTTTGTACGTTTGGCGCAGCGCCAGCCGCAGTAGTTTGGATTGTTGCATCGGGGAACTGTACGCCCGTGGATACAAGGG